AATGCAGTACTGTTTGTGGTATTAGATATAGTTTGAACACCAGTAAAGGTGTTTGAACCAGTTGTTGCTATTGTTGCGATACCAGTGGTTTGTCGTACATCAGTTTGTACAGAACTACTGAACACTCCACGTAGGTCCATTGCCTTCGTAGAACCAGTAATAAAATGCGCAGAGGCTGTATTGACACTAAGTGTGTGCGCTATACCTTCTCCAGTACTTGCGCCCGTAGTATTAATACCATCACCTGCGGTAATTGTAGCAACATAATCACCAGTTGTATCTGTTCCTAGTGCAACTGAGTTTGGTTGGATTGTTGCCACACCATTTGCTGTATTGATTAATATATCACCACTAATTCTATTGAATATAGATGATGAATAAAATGGAAGCATTGAGCCAGAATCAACTGTAATAGTGGTACTACTACCAAGTGATACGGAACCGCCACCACTTAAACCACTACCTGCTGATACTGTTACTGAACTATTGAGTAATGAGGCGGATATTGCCCCAGTTCCAGAGTTATATCCAAATGTAATTCCCGCCTGCAAGTGGAACAGAAAGTTGGCTGACATTAATACGACCTTCTACGCCACCATCAGAAAGTGGTAACTTATCTGTACCAGCGACTGTGACACCCGTTAGGTCACTGCCAAACGTATCAATATCAAAAGTAAATGTAGTTGCGTTGACGTTACCAGTAAATGACCCTGTTACTGAACCAGTTATACTGGTTGCTGCTACATTGTTAATATATGCTGTACCACTTACGTATAAGTCTTTCCAGTATTTAGACCCAGAACCAAGGTCGAAGGCATTATTAATATCAGGAACAATTGATGAACTTACTTCTGCTAGAAACTTTACTACATCAACATCTGCGTTACCTACCGTCAGGTTACCACCGATGGTAATATCTCCTGCAATACTTGCGCTACCAAGTAATGATAGATTTGACGCGGTGACATTATAGCCAGTCGCGTTGATGTCACCTTGGACTCCTAGTGAGCCTGTGACCTTTGCACCATTTGCAAGGACTATCAGGCCCTTACGTGCAATAAATTCATTCGCCATACGGTTCTCCCAACGGGGTTATCAGTATATAAATATTAAATACTTTATTAAGGATTCAAATTTGGAAACAATTTAAATAGACTTTGTACAGTCCAAGCACCACTGCCTGAGCCGTCACTATTGACCCGTAACCGTAATTCATTTGAACTACTTAAGAATCTGAACGAAATGTCACTTGTATCCCCAATATCAGTGGTAGAAATGTCAGTAAATACAATACTGGCAGTATCTAGCCAAGATGCCATTATAATGCCCATACGACAGGCATTGGGGCGTTGGGCGAGGTATTCTACGGTCATTCCTGAGTATTGGGTGGTGGAGATATATGGTTGAATATATTCCGTTGTTCCAAAAATTCCCGTATTAATTGACCCCGTAAATATCATAGATACCGTTCCAGCATCAAGTCTAAATTCACTGGTTTCTACAGACTTAGGAGTAATGTCACTTTCACTAATTACTAATAAAATTTCTTCGTCTGTTTTATTTAATGGAACGATAGCAGACCCACTTCTAGTATACAACTTTACATCAGATACATTTAGCGCTAATTCTCCGACATCAAGAGATGCCGTTGTTGGTATGCTTCCAGAAACTAGACTGCGTTTAATTAAAATCTTAGAATTCATTTCTCACACCTGTTAGTATAATCCGCCATCAACTACGCTTGCTGTACCATATAATGAACCAGTAAATCCATTTGGTGCAACTACTGAACCTGTAACTAGTATTCCTTGCTTCGCAACAAGTGGGGTATTAATGGTTACCCGACCATCAGTATAACTTCCTGACCCTTGGAACTCTATTGGAGCGTATGCAGTAGTAAGTAAACTTCCACTGGTTATAAAGATAACTGGATTGTTAATATTTGCTATACGTGGATTTGATGAGGATGCATTTGCCGCAATACCTATTACTTTACCATCGTGTCTAGTATATGCTCCAAAATGATTGGTTGCAATAAACCCAACATTTGCCCCAGAGGTAATGCTGATTCCTCTTGGACTAAGTAACGTTATTCCAGCAAAATCATCAAGACCACCACTAATTTTTAAATCATGAGTAACTGGATTAAATGTTAGGTGTGTTCCAATGTCTATTGATAGTTTAGACTGACTGATAAACGGAATTTGAAATTGGCTATCTTGTGTTACTGTTTCAAAATATAGTGACCCAGTAATACCTGATGCGCTAATCGGTCCTTGTACAAGAAGTGAACCTGTAAATTCGTGTGTGTCTTCTGGTGAATCACCAAACTTAGTTGACCCAGATTCGTAAATAACAGATGATGATACTAATAATCTTTCTGCACTGATAATTCCTTCAACTGTTAGATTATCAGTTATATTGATACTTCCTGTTACTTTAATACCGCTTTGTGAAACAATAAGTGACCCTGTGATAACTGCAGAACCACTATATGGGAATACCTCTGGTGTTGTTTCTGCATACGATGCAGTTAACGCATATGATGAAGATATGGCAACTCCAGACGCGCTGACATATGATGCTGTGTATGCTAATAATGCAACATCAGCAAAACGTTGATACGACCCTGTGCGCATTGGTACTACTGCCGCAGGGGTTACATTAACATTATAGTCTGCATCCTTTTCAACTATTACGTTTATATTCGGTACATCTAACGTAAGATTTTCATCTTCAGCTTCCCGAATGATAACCCGTATATTGGGGAATCCCGAAATCGTCATTAATTATCTCGTAGCAGTAGGACGAACTACAAAATATCCTTCCATAATACGACGAGTAATAGAACCGCTGGTCATATTAATGTCGTATACGTATTTTCTTTGTGTGAGTGAAAGTGTTTGTGTTGGAGTTAGTTCGATAGTAATACTACCAGATACCGTTGGGGAAAGCTTTGTGACATTAATAGTAGCCGCCACTTCATCTGTGGTGAAGTTTTCTCTGACCTGACCACTAAATGTATAATTGGTGGTATCTAAATATCCACCCGTATCAGCGTTTTCTAATGTAGCTAATACCTTGAAGGTTTCCCCTTGTCCAATATTGAATTCAGTAATTTCTGCCATAGTTTCTCTCGGAAAATATACCTTACTATAAGTATCAGAAACTATTGGTATATAACAAAAAACCCCACGTTTGACCGTGAGGTTTTTGTATTTTTACTGTACTACGATTAGTAGTTGAGGATGCAGAAGTCTGGTTGAATCTTAAGTGCGATACTTGCTGGTTCATCCTTTTCCCAAGACATTTCACCAAATTCAACGGCGGTGATTTGCGCACCCTTGAGAATCCATTCTTCAACCTTGTCGCCTACTGGACCAAGAACATTAATGATAATGTCCTTCTTGTAGAATTCTGCATATCCGTCACGACCAGTGACTGATTCGTGATGAAGGCGAACCCATTCCATGACTGCTTGTGCGCCAGATGGAACAATTGGGTCATATAGGTCAAGAGAAAGTTCTTCCCATACGGTCTTTCCCTTTATATAACGTTGAAGATTGATGTGGTCAAGTTTCTTGACTTCTTGCTTCAACTTTGGACGTTCAATCTTCTTGATAAGGTATGATGGGATACCATCAATATTCATGATATACCGATTTTGTACTTTAGGTTCAAATGCGGTAAAGAATAGTTCTTGTTCACTGACCAAATTTGCCATGGGGCTCTCCAGATATAGATTGGTACTTTAAATAAATAGTGGTTATTGAAAAAACTGATTAGATTGTATCGAAGGTTGCACCAGTTGGGAGAATGTTGAAGTCCAACTTGATGAATTCTGCGGTACGGGTTGGTTGGAGATAGATTGCCCCAGCCAAGATGTTGCGGTCAATAATATCTGGTGTATTATTGGTTTCGTCCATGACCACACGGAATGCAGTTAAGCCAGAACGTTGTTGGATACCTGCAAGGTATGGGTTGACGATGTTCAAGAAGCGGTTACGGGTTGCTTCGGTGTTTTGTTCGAAGACCAAGTAACGTGCTGAACTTGCGATGAACTTCTTAACTGTGATAAGAAGGCGACGAACATTTACACGGTCAAGTGCTGAAGAGCGTGTTTGGAGTGTCTTTTGACCCCATACGCAGATACCTTGACTTGGGAATTGTGCGATTGGGTTGACCTTTGATTCGTACAATTCATCACGTAATGCTTGACTTAGACGGGTCTTGACACCGACTGCGCCTGGAATTCCACCACGGTTCAATCCTGCTGGTGCGAACCATTCTGCACCAACGTTATCGTTGTATGCATATACTTCTGGAAGCACGGTTGATGGTGGTGCCCACATTAACTTGTTTGTGTTGGTGTCTAGGACACGTACCCATGGGAAGTATGCTGCTGCGTAGTTGGTGTCTAATGCTTCTGCTTGGCCTGTTACGGTTGATACAGAGTCATTCAATGCACCGATGTCCATGAGGTAGAATGCATCACCACGGATTTCGCAGAGGTCGATTGCTTCTTGTGCAATATAACTGTGGAGACGTTGGATTACGCCTGGAATTACAAGGAGGTTGAAGTCAATGTTATCTGGATTACTGATTGCAGTTAATCCTCTCTTATATGCCTTTGAACCATCTGAGGTTGCTGTTGAGAGGTCAAATCCTTGTGAGTTGGTACTTACAATTGAACCACCCATTGCAATTTCACGTGCTGGATTTAATCCGTCGAAGCCACCTTGGAATGGAACGGTGAAGCGACGATAGGTTACGTCTGAGCGACCATTTGCACCAGTCAATGCAATACTGCGTGAGAATGGTGCGGTTGCGATAGGAACTTCTCCAGCAAGGTTTTCAATGTTAAATGCGATTGAAGCAGTTACTGAAGTTGTTGCAATTGGTGCAAGTGATGACAATGCTGTGGTACTGTTGAAGTCGTATCCATAGTAGTATCTCTTGTCTACTGATGCAGTGGTGTATCCAGAGACACCAGCATTTAACCAACGACTAGTTACAAGTGGTGCTGAGGTCACTTGAGCTTGTGTGACGTTAGCTACACTGAACAATCCTGCGAATCCGTAAGGAACTGCACCAACTGGAATGACACCTTCTGCCATTTCAACACGAATGTACTTAGAGGTGTTGTTGAAGTCGCCTACATAGTATACTTCGCCAGTGCTTGAATCATATGTTGGTACACTGTTACCAATGACTCGTGCAATGAAGTTTGGACTATCTGGGTCAAGTGTTACATTGTCATAACTTTCAAGAACATTGGTTGCGTTGTCGGTATCGTTGATGTCACGTACCAATACGGTGAATGTTCCGTAGTTACTGTTTGATGAACCAGATGGGGTGATTCCTGTGATAGACACCTTGATGTCACTATTTGCATAGTTTCCATCACCTAATGTGTGGAACTTGAACAAGTCAACTGGACCAGCACCGATGGTTTGTGATTGAATCCATGGTGTGGTTGCATTACTATATTCTGAATCTTGGACCACTGCATTTGCATTGTTGGTCAAGTCAAGTGTTGCAAGTGATGCGGTGATGGTTACGCTGTTTCCTGCTTGTGAAACTGCATTTGGGAACGAAGCGTACACATATGCATTATTTGATGATTCGGTTCTTGCATCGGTGCCGAAGTATTTTGCGATATATGATGTACTGGTTTCCGATGCATTCAATCCACTTGAAGTGGTTGAGCCATTTACATCACTGATAATGAATAATCCGAAGCTTGATGTTGCTACTCCGTTCATTTGTACACCTGAAATGGTGCTTCCACTAATAGTTGGGTGAAGGACTGCAAGCAACTTTTGTCCATTTGAACCAGTTGCAAATACATTTACGACTGACTTAGAGTAGCCAGCAGTTCCAAGTACACCGAACCCATCAATACCTTGCACTTGGGTAGGAATAAATGCTGGTCCTTTTGTGGTCGGACCAATGAACGCTGCTCCAATTTGCGCAATTCCTTCGGGAAGGAATGAGAGGTCACGTTCTTGCGTGAACACGCCTGGTGACACGATTCTTTCTGCCATACGGTAGTCTCCAAACTAAATTTGTTTATTTTTCTGGTGTAAATTCTCCTGTCTCAAAATCGATTGAGCCAGTTCCATATTTTTCAGATAACCGTTTGACCAACTGTTGTTCTTCATCAATAAACTTCTGAAATGCTACAGATTCTTCGTTAATTCTATTTTCGAGCTTCTTGATATCTTCCTGTAACATCTTGATTTGGAGTGTTGCCTGTCCCGCCTCTCCAATACTTTTGTTTATCTTTAATCGAAGGTCATTGATTTCCTTCAAATCATCTTCAGAAATTTTAGTCATAGTAACCCCTTTTGAATATAATACAACTCGTATTATAAATATCAGTTTTTTTACCCAAACATCAATTATTAATCTTCAATTTCAGTAAAAGTTACTACTTTTTTGACCCCGTATTTCTTACGAGTTAGAACCCCTCTATTATGCCCGACATCCAATTGAGACTCTGGCAATAGGTATGCATATACGGTCATATCGAATTGGGTACGGACTACTCTATCGTTGCTGCTTGGTAATTCGGTAAGTGGTTCAAACGAGTCAATAATAGTACGGAACTTATAGCTATTTTGTTCTCCCCAGAATTCATCACTTTCGAATGATATGTTTTCCACAACAGCGTTCATTTGCTCCATATATTCAGTCCAAATCATACACTTGTATGTGAATTCATAATAGTCTGGTGCTGCTGTGGTGACGTAATATTCTCTACTTGGGGTAATTCCGTTTACTAGATTAAATCTCGCAATACGCCATCCCGCTGAGCACTTTTCCAGCGTTCTGGATTGCCGTATATAATCGGGACGTTTACTTGATTGCCGTTTTGGATAACCACAGGTTTTATTCTATCAGACAGGTATTTGATAATCGCATTATCTACCGTATATAACGTTACCTTTATCGGAGATGCATCATTTGTCGTATCATCTGCACGATTTTGAACACGTTGTGTTTGCTGATTATCGTTTACTATCTTGACTGGTTCCTTGCGTTCTGGGTCAAATGTCATACTTGTGCCTCCTCAATATCGATACTTGTACGACGAGTTAGATGTGCAACGCAGATAATTGCTGTGTTGAATCCTGGTTTGCCCGCAATCAATTGAGTTTCTTGGATATTGTTGATTTCATAATAGTGACTATTATATCCAATGATATCACCGATTTCTGGATAGGTGTTGACTTCTTGTAACATTCTTCTTGCAAATCTGAAGTCTACTCTTTGTTGTTGGTCTATACCAAATCCGTCCCCAGAACTTACGGTATTCTTATTGTAATTGACTATGGCGTTTACTTTCACTGGTGTGTATCGTGGCTTGACTGTGCTTTCGCCATAGATATTGACCTTGGTTGCTTCTACGACAAGTTTATACAATACTACACCCACATCCATCGTTTCATCAATAAGTTCACGAGTGATGTGTTGTATGAATTCAAAATCCCGCTGATTGACGAAACGTGCCATGTATTAGCCTACGTAAATAAGAGTTGGAACTTTACTAAACATTTGTTGCATCGCTTGTGCATTTTCCATCTGCTTTTTCATCTGTGCTCGTAGCCCAGTTTCATCAAGCGTATCTTGAAGTTCTTTAATTAGAAGTGCTTTTTCATCTGCACCTTCTTTACGTAGCTTATCTCCATCTAAACGAATTTGTCCATCTGGATATGGAATATTATCAAACTTTGAGCGAATGATTCCAAGTAATTCTTTTGCTAGTGCCAGCGTGTATCTGAATATCCATGTGCGTGACATATCATTTGTATTTGCATATACGATGTGTGTATATGGAACATTTGATAAATCACTACTAAATTGACCAGCGCTTCCAGATTGGAACACATTTGCTTTCTTGTCTTTGACTACGATGTAGTCAAAATACACCACTTTACTTTCTTTAAAGATTGGCGAGAATCTAATAATATTATTTGAAATTTCAAATCCATATTGACTCTTACGAATCATATCATTGACTTCAATTGCTTGGATACGGAGTAAATCTTCGTATGCTGGCATCATGACGAATGTAACTGGTGGTGAGTATCCGTCGAATCCAAATTCTGCCATCAAGTTTGTTAGACCAAGACCTGTGGTTGCGAATGGGTCATAATAACGAGCGATGGCGGGTGGCATATAATGATACACACGACGAATTTCTATTTCAGAGCCACTTTCATATGGGTCTGCCCACAGTGTTTTCAAATCATATGTTTGTACATTTGCTGATGCAGAAATGTATCCTTTTCTAACAGTGACATTACCACCAGACAATCCTTCTACACCATAGTCGTTTGCCAGTCTTACCACTTGTGGTAATGCTGACCCAATGATATTCTTTTGTGTTGCTGATGTTGACGTATTTGTACCTTGCAATGTTAACATATGTTCCCGAGCATTGAACTGATTAACTTGGTTACCATATGTGGATATTGCTTCTTCAAAGCATGCATATATTTGTTTATCAAGTAATTCTACTTCAACAACTGGATATCCTAATTTACGAGCAACATATTCTGCTGCCTTGGGTGCGTCAGTTTGAAATGCTGTATCACTATCAAAGAATCCAAATGGAGTAATTCCTACAGGATTTCCAGGACTACCATCGTAAAAAATTGGTTCTTGTGTTTCCATATTACTCTCTAGTAAAGGACTAGTAATAAATAGTTTTAATAAACGATTAACTCATGTTTTGCCCTGTGGAAAATAAAAAGGGTGACCTTTCGGCCACCCTAGTTATTCCCTCCGTTACTTAGTTAGATTATACTAATCCAAGATTTTCGATGTAAATCTTACCGAAGAATTCTGGACGTACGACCTTCTTAGCATAACGGGTCATCACGCCACGGCGTGGTGTGAAGTTATTTGGGTCATACACGAGCGGAGTCATGATGAGTGGGATGTATGGAGCATATACTGCACCAGTTTCGAGGAAGTTACTTCCACGGAAGCCCATCAATACGATGTTTTCCTTCATGTATGGGTTCTTGTAGATGGTGAAGCGGTTTTGGAATGAACCAACCTTACTTACGCCACCTGCAAATTCCATCTTGTCGCCATCTGTGTTTGTTGCGAATCCTGGGATGGTTTCGAGGATTGTTGCAACGGTTGGTGAAACAACTGCGAAGTTTGCACCACCACGCATGGTGAGTTGGTGAATCTTGTTACTTACCTTTTGCATCTTTTGACCAAGTGTTTGGTACCAGGTCATGTTTGTCCATGCAGTTCCAGTGAATGATGAAGCTGCGAATGCACTACCATTCCATACGGTGCCAACTTGTGCTGACCAGTATTCGGTGGTGATACTTGGGACTGCTGCGATTAACATGTCAAGGATTTCGAGGTCGATTTCGGTTGAGATGTAATCACTTAACATTGCTGTTAATTCAGCTTCTGCATCAACACTGTGGTATGCGTTCAAGTCTTGTGCAAGTTCTGGTGACCAGACTGCCTTCAACTTACGTGTCTTTGCTACGATTGTTTCACTCTTGAGTTCCAAATCGATTTGTGGAATGTCAAGGTTGGTTACTGAACCATCGCGGTCTTCGAAATCACCACGGGTGGTGTCAGTTGGTTGCTTACTGTATTCAACCTTTGCAAGTACTGCGTTGCCAGTTGTTTCTACGATGAAGGTAACAGTGTTTGCTGTTTCGTCGTACTTGGTGAATTCTGGAACGACCTTTGAACCAAAGTCAACTACTGAACCTGATGGTACGAAGGTACGTACTGCTAAGAAGTCTGCATTTGCAAGTGTGGTACGTGCAGTTGAGACTGTGAACTTACGATATGAGCCAGTTGCTACATAATCGGTGTTGTAGTTAACATCTGAGAATGATACTGATGAGGTAGTTACTGAAAGACCTGCTGATGCAGTATCATTTACTGAGTAGCCGAAACGACCTGTGTTGCCGTACTTGAAGTCCATGTAGAACACAAGTCCTGAAGGAAGGTTCATTGGTTGGACTGATACGAAGTTCTTACTTGCGATTGAGCCGAAAACCTTACGGACGAGTGGGAGTGCTACACCTGCCCATTGTTCGCCTGAGGTTCCTGCTGCGTTGGTTACTGATGCTTCTGAAAGAAGTTGTGATGCTTGGTTTTCAAGCATTACTGCCATGCTTTGCTTGTCGGTGCCGCCAAGTCCTTCGAGAAGACCTGACTTTTCCCACTTGCCAGCAAGCTTACGGGATTGTTCAACGATTACCTTGTGTGCTTGGCTTGATTCGTTGATAAGGTTCATTACGTCTGACATGCTTTATTCTCCTATTGAGTTATGAAATGATTCCTGCGAGTTGTTGTAGACGCTTAGCAACAGAGTTTTCTGCGATTACTTCTGGTGCTTCGGTCTTTGGTGCGGTTGAAGGAGTTGCCTTACTTGCAAATCCTTCTGCTACAATCTTCTTTGTTCCAGCTACCTTTACTGACTTTTGTGGAATCAAAGATTCTGCAAGAACTGCATATACCATCTTGACTTCACGAATGGTGGTTGCACGGTCGAAGTTTTCGACGATGGTGACCTTTTGTTCGTTGGTCAAGCCTTCCTTGCGGAAGATTTTGTTGGTATATAACAACTTTGCATTAAGTAAATTGACTTCATGTAGCTTGCCTCGTAGGATATCAACTGCCTTACGATATTCTGCAAGTTCTTCTTGAAGTGCTTGTACTTCAGAAGCCATTGTTTCAGATTCAGGTTGACCTGCTTCTTCGGCTTCTAACATAGCTAGAATTTCTTCTAGATTTAAATCGTTTTCTTCCATTGGTGGTTCGTTTGCTGGCAATACCTTGTCGAAGCCCATTTCGTTGACATCGTATCCAGCTTCTTGCATCATTGAAAGGAATTCATCAAGTGTGAACTTTGCCTTA